CACCAAGAGATTACAAACTTTGTATGGTAGTGTCCTTGAACTGCACTCATACCCATAGCTTGTGATACTTTTAAAATATCAGCACTCATACCGTGAGTAAAGAAACACCTTTGACCATTAGACATAGTTAAAGTTAAATTATCTACCCACTTCCATTTTTTAGTACCTAAAAATTCTCCGTAAGATTTAATAAATTGTTTGCTCATTCCAAACTTTAATGCTCGTCTAAATACTAAACTAGAATGATTACTATCTACTTCTGTAATTTCTGGAAATACATTTTCTAATTCTTTAATATATTTTCTTGTTAAAGTAAGTTCATCTCCAGCACTAGGTAAGTCTGGATTACTATCATGCATTGATATAGCATGAAAATCAACACTATCACCTATATTAATAACCTTATCTGGTTTAAATTGTTTTTTTATTTCTTTTAAAAATTCTATGCTATCCTTATGGTGATAAGGAATATGCATATCACTTATTACTAATATTCGCTTGTTCATAATATTCTATTGGTGAACCATCAATAGTTTCCTCCAAGTTTTTTAGTTTATCTTTAGGGTTAATGAATTTAACAAGACCATTTTGTATATGTACATCATTTATAATTTCAACAGGTTCATTCTTACCGTAATTAACAATTACATTTTCAATGATTAACATAACTAAACTTATAGTTTAATTATTTATAATTTGCAACTTCTGATTATAGAGGATAATTCGGTAGCACGTTCTGGAGTTTGAGTAGCCCATTTACTATCTAACATTTCATCTGCGGCTGTATCCCAATCTTCTTCACCAACAGCTTTTAATGCTTTTTTAAATTTAGATACACCACCAATACCTAATTGAAATACCATCTCAATTATGACACATTTGGCTTTAAAATTCATATCACCCGTACCTAGTATTTTTTCAGCACCAGATAAAGCAATGTCAAAATCCTCATCAAATTGTTGATCTAATATAACTTTTGAATATTCTTGTCCTTCTTCATATGGGTCACCATCTACTATTAAATGTCCATATCCAATTGTGGCAAAACCAAGACTATCTTTATAAACAGTATTAACATAACCTTCATGTTCTTTAATACGATCTTTTAGTTCTTGGTAATCTTGCATTAGTCTTGACCGTTATTTTTTTTTTGAACTCCAGCCCATTGAATAGGTTTGTTAGGCTTTTTTGTAACAATTTTTTTAGTTGTTTTAATTTTGTTTTTAATGTTTTCTTTTATTTTATTCCATAATCCCATAAAACCTCCTATTTTTTATTCTTAAAGATTTGTGTACCTTTTATACCATAAACACTTGCAACTACAAGTATCCAAAGATTTGTAAACCATGAAGGAAGTTGTTGAAATTGCTCAAAAAACTCTTTAATTTTTGCAGATGCAGATGGATCATCAGAGAAAACTCCGTAGGCTAGCACTAAAATTGGCAATGTAAGAATTATTAAAATTGCCTCATCCTTGTAGTCTGTTTGTCTGGCCTCTAATAATTTGCCCGAATATTCTAATTCCCCTTTAGCCATTTTTTCTGCATGATTAGCTTGAGCATCTGCCATACGCATTTTAGTTTCTTGTTTCTTTTTATAGATATGACCACCTGTTTTGATTGCTAATGATAAAGCGTTAAACCACATATTATTCCCAAAATTTAAAAAATTTTCCTGTTCCTAATACTATAGCAACTAATGAACCAATTGCAAATATAGCTTTTATGCCACCTTTACCCATATTTACTTGCGCTTTTAAACCTTCTATGTCATTTGAGTTTTTTATTACTAATTCTTTTAATTCATCTAATTTAATTGCAATCATTTTATGAGATGTAGATGTTCTTGTTATGATTGTTTTTTTCTTTTTAAGCATTGTTACTTTCTTTACACCAAAATCTTACAGCTAATTTTTGTTTATTTATCATAGTAACATCTATTGTCATTAAATATTCTGCCGAAGCAAAGTAACCATATATAGCACATTCTGGATAATTATTAAATATTTTTTGATGATTAATAGCAGTAGAACAAGACCCATCAATAGTAGAACACATTTGTAATATAAGAATTAATGTTTTCATTACTCAAGTATTAACTTTTTAATTGATTTACTACCATCTATATTTAATTCTAGTTCTGCCATAGATTTAATACATTGATATTGAATATTATTATTTTTAATAGTACGAATAGCAATTCTTTTACCTTTTAAACAATCAGACATAGTTTCTTGTATTCTATGTTCTTTTATTTCTCCATTTACAATCATAAGTAAGGCTATAATTAATTCTGGCATTAGTGTGTTCCATTTCCATTTGCTCTAACTTTATCTTTCAAATGCTCAATATCTTCCAATGCTTTGTCTAATTGTTCTCTTAAAAATTCTATATTAACTTTGTTAGTCATATTCATTTCTTGAGTTTCTTCCATTTTTTCTACGGACTTGTATAAATCTTCAATTAAAAAATGTTGTTCTTGGTCTGTTGGCACTTGTTCAGATTTTTTAAGTAAATCATTTTCAAATAATTCTCTTGAAGTTTCTAATGATGTTAGTCTTGCTGTAACTTCTGTATATGCAAATACACCCATAGCTACTGCTACAACAATACCAATCATATTTTTAACTGGCATACTTACTGATGTATTTTCATTAATTTTCATTTTGCAATACGACCTTTATTAACACCTTTTTTAATAACATAATGCTGCGTACCATTAGCACCATGATCTACTTCTTTTTTAAGAAGTTTAAATATATTCATCTCTTTAAGTTTTTTTTCAGTATGTTTTTTAAATTGTTCTAATACTTTATTATCTCTCATGTTGCTGGCTCTCCAAAAAAAGCTAATAAGCAAAATAATATAACTAATAAAGCTGTAAATTTATAATTCATAACCACGTATTTTATCAAAAACAAGGGTTAATAGCGATTGTTTTTTTTATTTGGAGTAGTCCCTAGCCTTAATCATTTGAAGGTACTGTATGGCCTTCTCTATGTCTTGTAGGCCACCTTTTGAGCCATGCCTACATATGTATTTGATAGCCGCACCTTCTGCATATAAAAGTTTATTGGCATTAATAAATTTAGCAGGTTGGATAACCATTTTTTTGTAATGGTTACCCCCTACTTGTTTTTTATATACACTCATTAAAAAGCAACATCCATGAAGTGAGAGCAAAACTCATTGACACTACAATAATGCTGACATCTAACATCTTCACCTTTACGTTCTACAATAGAACAACCCTTACCTTCTATCATTTTTTCACCAACGATAAATTGTTTAGCCGCTTCTTTTGTAGGAAATAAACGCCAAGCAGATTTTCTACCGTCTTTCATAACAGCAAACTGATCTTCTTTACGCCATCTTTCTTTAGCTGTACACAATGGTAGTTCTTTCATTTGTTCAGCATCTTGGTGTAGTTTTATTCTAGCTTTAACATAAGCATCTTGTTCTTCATCTGTCCATTTACGGATAGGTATCATCACAACTTGTTTACGAGGATAATTGTCTGATTGCATAACACGCATTTTAGACCAATCACGTAGTATAGCCATGATAGATAATGATTTAACTTTAACTTCTTTTTTGTATCTAGTTAAATCTTTTTGGTTTTTACGACAAAGAAAATCAAGAACATTAAGTTGTTGTTCCCATTCAGCCTTACCATTTGTTAAAGCATCTAATGCACTCCAAGCTGACGTGACTTTAAAGTCTATAAGTTTACCGTCACCCGTAAGTAAATCAAATGCACCAGATAGTTTCCAATCGTTAGTGATGTTTTTATCTTTAAAATACAATCTACGTTCAGCTATATCACTAGCAACTTTTGCTCGTTCAATAATATGGTGAACTGATTGTCCTAATAAAGAAAATATACGATCAGATACATCCTCTTTAATGAGATCATTATTTCTCATTTGCAAGACCCTAATTCTAGGGGGCGCAATCAAACGGGTGCAAGAAATATCTGAACCACTACTATCGTAGGGGTCATTCTTAACAGCCCGTTCAATTACTTTTGGTAAGTTTGAGTTATTTGTGATTAACATTAAAATGGTATTGGGCTATCACCGACACTTGCACCATTACCCTCATCACCTTGATCTTGGTTCATGCCTTCTAACTCTTTTGATCTTAAAATAATGTTTCTAATACCTTCTGATAGGTTATTAAAAACTTCTTTTTTACCATTTTGAAAGTCCTCCAAACTAAACACAACACCTTGAGTTATTTGTTCAGCAATTGGATCACCTTTTTTCATAGGCATGATAGATGATATTTTTGGTTTACCATTTTTATCCATAACATTTAACAAACAAGTCACACCTAATAATTTACTAATATCAAATGATTGTTTTTCAGCTTCACTAAATGCTCTACCTCTCCATGATGTTAAATCATTTCCAAGATTAGCTTTTTCATGTAGCGATAAAGTATAAAACTTACTAATTGTTAATGGTTGACCCTCACTATTTAATTCTTCGGGAGTTTCAAATATAATTAATACTTGTCTTTTCCAACTAATTTCACCGTTAAAGTCTGATTTTTGCGTACCTAAATCAATGATTTTTACGCATCTGGCCTTATGTACGCCAACTGATACACTTGGATAACGTGGTGCATCTCCACTTCCTGCTATTATACTTGTCATATTTTAGTCCTTTTTTATATATTTATTATTAAATTAACTACGGTAAATCATAGTAATTAACCAATGTCAAATATTAATTGACATATGTTAATAAAATTGTATAAATTTAGACATGGCTACAATATTAAATGAATTAATTGATGAATTAGGTGCTAAAGCTAAAAGAATTGAAAAAGAAATTATCAATTTAGATAGATCATCTGTTATTCCAGAACATTTTAAAAAAGCAGATAGCATTTTAAAACTAACAAACGAAGGTATAGAAGCAGAAGAACAAATGAAATACCTATCAAAATTAAGGAACTTAAATGAGCAATTATAAGATAGCACAGGATCGTAAAAAAGAAGTAGTTAATCAATATGGTGGTAAAAATCTAGCTAAAATGCTAGGTATATCTCATCCTGCTGTATCTAAATGGAAGGTAATACCTCCGTTTCGTGCATTTCAGATTGCAAAACTTGGTGATTTTGATATAGAATACATTAGACCAGATTTACAAATTACGCCTATAAGGTAGGCGTAGCGCATCCACAAAATTAGCGTACAAATATACCTTACGAATGGGGCAGTTTTTTTTCTTTCTCTCTAGTTTAGTTTTCTGTCCCATTCACCCTTTATTCCCAACAAACTTTTATAGCATTGCCATAGCATTGCCATGCGATTACTAAAATTTGCCATTTTTTTTGGATAGCAAAAGTATCCCCTTCATCTTCACCTTCAACTGCACCTACAACTTCAACTGCACCCAAGATATCCCCATTGACAACCATTTCTTTTTGGGCTAAAAATAAATTAACTAAACTTAAGGAATGAAATTATGAGAAAATCAATTACTGATGAACAATCCCCTGCGTTTCAATTTTACGCAAACGATTGGATAAGTGACCCAAACAGAATGAAACTATCTTTAGATGAACAAGGCGCATATATTTTATTATATTGTCATTGTTGGAGAGGTTATAAAATACTAAATGATTTAGAAGTATTGGCAAAAATGTGTGGATGTAGATTGCAAAAAATTGAAAAAATATTTCCAAAAATTAAACATCTATTTACAGAGGTAAAAGAAAAAGATGGTAAGAAATATTTAATATGTAATCAAGCAGAAGAAGAACGTAAAGAGCAATCCAAGAATAGAAAGAAACGATCTGTTGCAGGAAAACTTGGTGCTAAAATTAGATGGAGTGAAGAAAGTTTGGAGGAAAGCAAATGACAAAAATAATTATATTTTTATTAGCTTGCTCTACTTGTGAATTAGAAAAAAGAGAAATACTTAAACCGTTGTATAAAAGTTGTGGTGAATTTGGAAATGAAATTAGAGAAAAAACAACAACATATAAAAATGCATCTGATGATGTATGGCAAGGAAATTATACAAAAGATGGTAAATTATTTGTAGGGTTTACTTGTGAGTAATTATAATGAAACTTCTCATTACCATATGTTTTTAGATTACTTTGGCCAACACCATAGTTTCCAAACATTTGATGATAAGGGATTAAACAAAAGATTAATCAAACAATTACATGGTAGTCTTAAATTACATTTTAATGAGTTAGCTGAATTGAATAGTAAAGGTGCAGGTGTATATTTTACTGTCAATGAAACTAATGGTCTTGGAAGAACTACTAAAAATATTACAAAAATTAGGTCTGTGTTTATAGATTTAGATGGTACACCCTTACCAGAAAGTTTTGGTATTCCACCTAGTATGATTATAAATACTTCGCCTAAAAAATACCATTGTTATTGGTTAGTTAAAGATATGCCTTTAGAAACTTTTACTTTGTATCAACAAGCATTGGCAACTAAATTTAATTCTGATCCCGTTGTAAAAGACTTACCTAGAATTATGAGAGTTGCAGGTTTTTATCATCATAAGAAACAACCTTATCCCGTAAAGATATTGCAATGTACAACTGCTGAACCTTACACAATGAAAGAGATCAAAGAAGGTTTGGAATTAAAAAGACCCGAACAAAAAACTATTAAAATGGATTACACACCATCAACTTATAAAGGTAAGTACACGGGAACTTTACGATATGGTATCAATGCAGGCGAACGTCATGCTCAATTAGTTAAAATTTTAGTAGCCATTAAAAAACGTGGTGAAAGTTTTGAGTATGCAAAAGGAGAGGCAATTGAGTTTGCTAATTCATGTGTACCACCAGAAAATTTAAGTGAAGTTATGTTTCAATTAAAAGATATATGGAGAAGATACTAATGAACTTATTAAGAGATTATCAAAAGAAAGCAATTGAAGATATTAGACAACATTTCAAAGAAGGTAAAAAGAAAATATTATTAGTTGCACCAACGGGTAGTGGTAAAACTGTTATAGCTTGTTCTATGATGGAAGCGTTGGTTAAAAATAATAGGTTTGGAATGTTTGTAGCGCATAGACGTGAACTTGTAATGCAATGTAGTAGAAAACTTGCAGACTTTGAAATTAAACATGGTGTTATCATGGCAGGTAAAAGTGGTAGTGTTTATTCTGATGTACAAGTTGCAAGTGTTCAAACATTTTCAGCTAGAAAAGATAATGATGATTTTGTTAAACCTCAAGCAGATGTAATTATATTGGATGAGGCTCATAGAAGTACATCTAAATCATTTGAAGATTTGATAAACGCTTATCCAGATGCATGGGTTATTGGTTTAACTGCAACGCCATGTAGAAATGATGGTCGTGGTCTTGGAAATATATATCAAGAACTTGTCAACTGCGGTACGATAAGAGAACTAACTGCAAAAGGTCATTTAGTACCTAATAGAATAGTTGCACCATCAATACCAGATTTACAAAACATTCGTATTATGGCAGGTGATTATGAGAAAAAAGAATTAGACAAAAGAATGAACACACCTAAACTTGTAGGAGATATTGTATCTCATTGGATAAAGTATGGTGAGAATAGGCCAACAGTAGTATTTGGCTCATCCATTAAACATTCTAAATACATTGCTAATATCTTTAATCAAAATGGAATACCCGCAGGCCATATAGATGGAGAGATGAAAGAGATTGATAGAGAAAAAGTATTACAAGATTTACAAGATGATAAGATTAAAGTTTTATCTAATTGTATGGTACTGACAGAGGGTTGGGATCAACCTAAAATATCATGTGTAATTATAGCTAGACCTACTAAATCTTATTCTATGTATTTACAGATGGTAGGTAGAGCATTGCGAC